TGGTTTGTTTATTGATGTTCAAATCAATGGTTTCACCAGTAAGAAAATTTTCATAGGTTTCAACGTCTAAAGTTTTATCGAAATCACGTTTTAAACGTTTATGTATAGCACTGACTTCCATTTCTTTTCTCGTTTTGCAACCAGTGGCATTGTGAATAGAACGGTAATAATCAATATTCTTTATCAAATTATCACCTTAACTTTCATATTCATCATATCCGATAGTTTTTCTTTTATTGGTGAGCCTATCTCTTGCTGCATAGTTGCTAATAAGAATATCAGTTTTATTTTTATACCAATTTATCAAACTTTCAAAAGTTTTTCTATCATTAGCGGGGGAGAACAAAGATTTAATATCCGTGGCAGTCAAACTGTTTATAAGAGGTTTGAGTTTTGAAATATCTCTTTCAAGATAAATCGAATACATAATTCGTGTGATTATTTCAATCTCTCTTGATGTACATTCAAAGTTAAAACAACTATTTTCTGTATCTATATCAAAGAAATTCACAGTTGGGGTACATTTAAGGGTAAAAATATCAATCGCTTCATTCAAATAAGACTTAGCCCTCTCTTGTGCAATTTCCATTGATTCATCAGAAGTATGATTGTAATAATCAAAAAAGTCTGGGTCGTTTTCAACCTTGTCATAAAAACGAGAGTAAAACTCATCAAAAGAAGTTGTTGACATTTACCCACCTACTTTACTTATTCTTTGTTGAAGGTCTTCCTACCTTTTTTGTTGTTTCTGTGTTTGGGGTTTCTGATTTATCGTTTTTCAAAGATGCAATCATTTTCTGCATTTCTGCAAGCTGTTCCATAAGCATAGCGTTCTGTTCCTTAATAGCATTGATTTCATCATTTGAAACAGACTTTTCAGGTATATCCTTCGGTTTAAGTACAATCTGTGTCTTATAGACACCACGCTTAAATTCCTGTTCACGGGTTTCCATAATCTTGATTACTCTATTAGAAATATCGTTGTCGGTATTCTCTTTGAGAGAAACAAAAATAGTCCTAATTCTATCAAAGATAGACCTATTTGTAACATCAATAATTCTCTGCAACCCGTCAATTGTAGGATTAAGAAGAATATCTCTAATCTCATCGTTTGTCAAAATGTTTTCCCAATTAGAAATGTTAAGTGCTGAATATACTTCCTCCTTGTCATTATCATCAAATCGTACCATACCAGTTCTGAAACAATCACTAATACCATTAACATAGTTTATTTCTGCAAATGAAAGATAGTCAACAGAGGGTACGCCATCTACAGCAGGAGGAAGAATATGAGTCGATATATTAGTTGGAATACAAACATTGCTTTCATTATAATTAAGTACAGGAATGGACACGTTTTCTTTAATCGACATATATAATAAATTCCTTTCAATAAATACATATTAAGGGCGACAGAGTAATCAATCGCCCTATATGTAGATTTAATATTTTTAATTAATTACGCAGTAAATGTAATCTTTGCTACGTTCTCAGGGTTTGTAATCTTAATACCATACTCGTAGCCAGTAAACTTGAGAGAAACTCTTTCCTTATTGTTATCAAGTGTCTCGTAAACTCTAATCTCACCACGGTCACAGAGCGTACCGATAATTCCCGAAATTCCGAAAATACGACGGTCGGGTATAAGAAGCTCACCATCAGCAGCCTTTCTTGCGCCAGAGAAACCGCCGATAAGACAACCGCCGTACTCCTTAACAAGACCGTATCTATTGTAATCGTCCTTCATTGCGCTGCTCATATAAGAAGTATAACCAGACATATTAGCAATAGCCTGTGCATACTTATTGAGTCCGAATATAATACCAGCATCACCGTCTGCAAGATGGTCAAGAACATAAAGAGAAAGCTGGTCAAGTACAATCTTTGTAAGAGAAGATTCACCACCTGTTACTGCGAATACCTGATCGCCACCAGCAATAGCGGTATCAAGAGCAGAGAACACGTCCTTAATCTTCTTATTATCAAGTGCTTCCTTAGCAAACACAGCCATATTAGCAATATTCTTGAAACCACCACGTCTAAGCTGTGCATAAGAAATCTCAGTCTCAACCTGTGCGTGTTTCCAAGTAGGTGTAAGTGCAGAAGTATCAATGTAAGACTTGTAAACATTACCACCCTTTGCAGACTCGTAAGCCACAAGAGTATTCTTAGGTGTCTTATTGATTACATAATCATCAAACTCACCGATAGAAGCCATCTCAAACATCTTCTCAATAAGAGCATCAGGCTTGTTATATACAGGGTCAGTGATGGTCTTGATAATAAATTCTGCGATTTCATTATCGTTATCCTTGCCCTTAGTACCAATTTCCTTTGCCCAAGCATCAACAACCTGAGAAATCTCAGTTTCTTCTGCTGTAAGAGAAACACCTCTATTTACCTTTTCAGCCCAATCATACATTGTGCCATTCTTTTCCATAAGTTCAGCAATTTCAATCTTAGTAGACATAATTTCTAATCTCCTTTCGTTTCAAATTTAAATTAAACGGTTGCCCAATCTACAACTTCGATAGCGATACCAGCGTGAGTACCTGCGTCCTTAACTTCTGTAGAAACAACCTTGAGATTGGACTTAGCAGTAGATGTAGCCTTTTCAAACTTACCGTCTGCACCTACAACAACATAATCGTCCTTTGTAATACCACTATCAATCTGGTCAGTCCAATAAATCTCACCAATAATAGGCTTTACAAGAACAACCTTTTCACCATCTACAATTGCTTCAAGAGCATAATCAGAAATCTCACCCTTGAGAGTGTCCAGACCAGTAGGAATAATCTCCTTAGTTACGAAAAACACATCAGTAGCAGTAGCTTCAGAAGGGAAATCTGCTTCAAAATTAGCACCCTTTACAACGCCCATACCGATAGTCATAGCAGAGCCAGCGGAGTACATAGCATCTGCGTTCTTTGCATTAATGTCTTCAAGAACTCTAAACATAATAAATCCTCACTTTCTTATTTTCCTAAAAATTTCTTCATTACAGACTTATAATCAGATGTCTCAATGCTTACTTCATCACAAGTAAGACTTGCTACCTCGGTAGTAACAGGAGTAGCCATCTCAGATGTTTCTACTACAACATCGTTCTTCTGAGCCATAAGTCTATCAACAATAATTGCCTTGATGCCATTTTCGTCAACAGCTTCAATAAGTTTCTTAATTTCCTCGGACGATTCAATTTCCTCAGATGAAATATAACCAGACTTAACTGCATATTCACTAAGACACTTTTTCTTTTTAGCAAGTTCATCAGCAGCCTTTTCAGATTCTATCTTTTCGTACATTTCTTTATACTGTGCGAGAGATTCATTTACTGCTTTGAGGTTTGCTATTTCCTCATTTGCTTTAATAATAGCATCATTCTTTTCAACTATTTCCTGCTTTAGATTAGCAATTATCGTATCTGTGTCAGAAACAACCTCTTCATTTGATGTATCTGTATTATCAGAATTACTTTCTTCTGATTTTTCAGTATTTTCATCAGCGGTTGTATCTTCAATTTTTTCAGCCTTTGCTTCTTCTGTTTCAGAAACAGTTTCGGTTGTTTCAGTAGTTTCTACATTTTCAGTTTCCTGTGATGTTTCAACAACTTCATCAGTAACAACATCTGCGTTTTCATTCTCAGATGTAACTACGGATTCATTTTCTTTAATCTTCAAAGTTTTGTCCTCCTTTGTTTCAGAATTATCTATATTAAAGTCATTAGCTATTGCCTCGGACAATAATATTTCTGGGTCTTCTGCACTTGCAACACATAATGTAGTGGCACATTCTCCATACGCAGGATTAGACGTAGAGCCTAAAAGTGCATCAGCTTCAAAAACATAATCCTTTAGAATTTTTACATTGTTTACATATTCAGCATTTTCGGTGAGAATTTCCCAAGAAGAATGAAGTTTTCCCTCTGCGAAAAGTCTCTTAATTGCTGAACATACATTCTTATTTCTTGTCCAAATTCTACTTGTTGCAAACAGACAAGGTGTTTCAACAGTATTATTATTGATATTTACAGTATCGTTTTTAATTTCAACAGCTACATTAACACCAATAGGGACTGTACCAAATGTAACATTGCCATTATTATCAACAGAACATTCGTGACCGCCTAAATCATCTTTGTTTCTAATCCTTTTATATTTTGCTACTACGGGTTGCATTAAAAGAGATTGTGCTTTTTCTTCCGCAGTATCACTATTAAGTTGCACACCATTTAAATTGGGATAATCATAATAACAAAGTCGTCTTGTAAGTTCTATATATGTTTTATGTTCCGAAAGTTCAATAACATTAGAGGACATTTCATAATTACTCATTATTCTCACCACCTTTCGTCCCAAAATCATATATCCCTATTGAAGTTAAATCTTCTTTAGGCAAAATAAAAGGAACGATGATAATATCACCGTTCTCTTTTAATTCAATATAAAATTTTTCGCCACAACAAGGGCATTTAAACTCTTTCATTTTTATTGTACTGTTCATCATATTGCTGTTTGCCAACCGTATCTACGTTATCACTTTTAGGTCTACCACCTTTATTATCAACATCTTGCGGTAAAATATCGCCCTTTCCAGATGAAGTATATGCAGTAGAACGTGGGAAGAATGTCTCGTGAATTTTTTCTTTATTTTCGTTTTCTCTCTTAGCCTTTTCATCGTTAATATCAAGTCCAAGAATAGAAAGTGCAGTTTCCATAGAACAATTGAAATTACAATAAAGGAGTTTAGCCAAATCCTGCTTAACGTCCATTTCAAGAAGTTCACTATCAAGAATACGAATAGTAGGTGCAAATTCAGCACTATATCCTGCTTCAACAAGAACATTTCTATACCATTTTTCAACGATAAACTCTAATTGTTCAGTAATGCAATTTATGGTTTTCATAAGTTGGTCTAATGAAATACTTGCCACGCTTGCTCCTGTTCCATCAGAGTTCATTAAAAATGAAATTCCCAATGTAGACAATTCACGATTAACGTAATTTGTTACGGTATCACTATCAGTATTAGATGTACTTGGTTCAACATACTTTATATCTTTTACATAAGCTGGAGTAGTTACAAGAACTGTTTTCTGCTTAAATGCTTTCATAAGGTTATCGTGGGCAAATGCTTGTTCTTCATAACTATCTCTTATCTCACTATCATTACCAAGTAACTTCTCATTAAGCAACTGAACAATAAACTTCTTAGCCTTTGCTTTAGCATTAACTCTATCAGTATCGTCAAACTGTTCAAGCATAAGTGCTGGATATAAAGCTCTGAATATAGGTGTAACACCATATCTTCTATTCTGATTATTTAACCTCATATCACCCGACCATTTACAATCAAGTTTTGCATAGGGGTCTTTATCAATATAAGCCTTATAAACTTCGGGAGGGTAGTTGGCTTTAATTTCAGCTTCAAGTTTTTCAAAAAATAAAGCAGTATTTTTCTTAGTCTTTTTAATAGTCTTTCTAAGACGAGATTGAAGTTCTTTCATATTGATAAGAATTTGTGGCTCACCATTTACATCATAATCAGATACCTCAGCAACCCCAAGCGGATACCAAGATATGTTATAATGACTATTATCCATTACACGACAATATGTAATATAATTACCTTCTATAAAAGAGGTAGGTACAGAATTTTTAATAAGTCTTCTAAGATTAATTTCATCATTAAAATTTGATATAATTTCCTTGCACTCGTTTAACTGTGATAATTTCTTTTTATCCAAAGTAAAATCCTTATATGACAATCTATATTCAGAATTAACGTTTGTATCTATTACTTCTGCAACCTTACCAATAATCCAATCTTTATTTACATAAATTCGCACAATATCATTTATTTTCATAACTTTGGCTAAATCATTTTGTGGATTTACTGCAAGCCCATCAAGGATTTCTTTTGTTATAATAGGATTTCCCGATGATAAATCATTAAGATATGCTGAATAAATTTTATTTTCAGCGTCATAATTTTTCATAGCTGTTTCAAGCCATTGTTTACCCATTTCAGATGTAGTAAGAACTACTGTGTTATCTTCTGGTATATCTGTTGAAATTATTACATCAAATTTTTCATTATCGTCCATTATTTCACCTACTTTCTATTAGAAATTTATTGCTGATACACAAGAGGGGAGAGATGTTATATCTCTCTTTAATTTAGGGTTTTGTAATAAATCAGTTCTTCTCAATTTAGCAAGAGCAAAAGCTGCCATAGCAGCAGTATAAGCACGGTCATCGTGCATTGTATTACGTTTTTCTCTTGCTAATTCATACTGAACGCCACCATTTGGAGTGTCATATCTACACATATACGATACTTCTGTTTTAAGCAGATTTATATTTACAAGAGATAATTTTTCTTCATCAGACAGTTTATATTCAGTAAATTCCCCGTTTTCGTCTTGTAACATTAAGTAATCCTTATTATCATAATCAGTATATTTAATCAAATTTAGATTACTCATTTTCTGCAAAGCATCATATATAATCTTTTTATAACTCTGTGGGTCAATCAGATGAACAATAGGCATACTGCTTGTATATTTCCTTCTTGCTGTTTCATACTGCTTATGTTCAGGGTCAATAATACCTCTATGCTTTCCTCCAAATTTATCAGTCCAATCAGACATCAACTGGTCTGCAATAGCACTAATTCCACCACCACCAGAACCAGCATCAATGTAAAATTCAATATTTTCCCATTCAGCCGACTTTTCACCGTTATATTTAATCATTAGTTCTTTGATAATTTCTAACTGTTCAGGCATAGGAAGGGGAGTTTTATTTTTAGAATTAGTATCGACCATAGAAACAACGTTTTCAAGTTGTAACCAATAACCAATGTCTTTATCTTCCATAACTTGGTAAATACTTAATATTGAACCATCGAAATTACGGGCAGGGTCATAGCAAAATATAAACCTTTTCTTGCCTGTATCATTATATAATAAAGGAACTCTTACGTCAGAGTTTCTTATTAATACTTCCATTTTAACTACTGCATTAGCACCAGAACCCTTTCTAAACTTATTAAAAAGTTCTCTTTCCGCAAGTTCAGGGTCTTCCTCTATTGCCTTATCTATCTGTTCTTTTGTAAGGTGTGACTTTATTTTAACACCGTCAACAGTCGAATGATTTAATACAGTATCAGCGTTAATATCGCATACAAAATAATTCTTATCTCCTAAGAACATTTTTTTAGAAAAAGTACAATACTTTTCATAAAATGGGAATGTTACATCTCCTGCACTTGAAGCATATAATAGTTGCAATGGCATTTGAATTGGGTCTTTATGAGCATTTTTAGTAGTACCAAGTCCAAAACTTGAATCAACGTTAATGAAGTTTTCTGTAACAGCCATCTGTTCTGCCGTCTGCCACGAAGTTTCGTCGTAGAATACGCTTCCACGTTTACCTCTAATAGCATTTAGGTTTGTAGATAATGTTACAAGTTCAGAGTTATTATATAACTTAAATGAATGTCCTGCTGGATTATGTAAAAAGCCTGTTTCACTATTAGCACCCTTATCAACTTCATTAGCAAAAATATCCGTTACTGTTTTAAAAGATGGTATTCTCTGTAAAGCCAAATCTTCGATTTTTTTGAAAACTTCAATACTCTGTTGAGCTGAATTGGTTGAGATGAAAACCTTATAATCAGGTATAAGTAACATTTTTGTCTGTAAGAAAACAGCAGCTAAAGTTGTTTTACCTGCACCTCGTCCTTCAAGCCATAATACAAATGGTTTATACCAACTTTCCATAAATGCCCATTTTTGATAATCCATTAGTTTAACACCATACATAAATTCGCTAAACCATATAGGATTTTGTCTGCCAGCATTTATTATTTTTGAAAAGTTTGCATATTCTTCTAACCTGCGCTGACTTAATTCTTTATCGGTTCTTCGTACCATATAATCCATAGTGCGAATCACCTCTTCTTTTTATTTTGTAAATCAATAATCTGATTTTGTAATATTCTATTTTGTTCTTTCAATTCCCCGTTTTCGTCTTGTAACATTAAGAGTTTTTCACGTTGTTCTTTAATCATCTCAGTATAATCATTAGAATCCCAAGTAATTTGTTCCATAATACTACGATTGCTAATATCGGCAATCTGTTTCATAGCTTCTGATGTTTCAATATCAAATAAATTTACTTTTACCTCATCAAAGCCATTAAGTACCATTTCTTTCATTTTATAAGAAAGTGTATTTGCACCCTTGCTTGTGTTCTGACTATATGCAGATGATAGATTATTGTCCTGTGCTATCTTAGCAATACTATCAAGCAATTGTTTTTTGGTTGTTGACCAAGTTTTGATTTTACTTTCGTCTGGGTGAGTAGACAACAACTCAGCATTTATAAATTCATCAAGTTTTCTACATTGAAGCTGAGATTGAACAATCTGAATAATCGACTGAATTTTATGACCGTCCTGAGTTACACCCTCAGTATCTAAATAACCAGAAAGAATATTAAAACAATATTTTCTGTCATTATCAGTCATACCACAGTTATCAAAAGGGTCATAGCCACAGGTGCTTATTGCAAAATTCATATTCTGTTTATCAGATTTTGACCATTTTGCTTCACGCTCTTCTTTTGCTTCTTCATCTGTTTTTTGTAACTCACCGTCTACAAGTGTATTTATAAATGATTTGTATTGATATTGCCCAAGATTTATTTGTCGGCAATATAAACCTACATTAAAGAAATTATTATTTTCTACAATGCTATCATAAAGAACTCTATAATAAGGAATATCGAGATAATGGCAACACATAATCAAGGCAATACGCTCTGATTCATAACGTTTGGTGTATTCTGAGAATAATTCATCTATACATTCCTTACATATAGGCGCACGTTTATTTGTAGTATTCCATATTTTAGACCATTTAGCTAAAAAGAATTTATCTTCTACTTTTTCAATGCCACAGCGATTGCATATATATTTGTTTTTTTCTACTTTAGGTTTTTCTTCTACCTTTGGTTTTCGTGGCATTATCTCACCTCCAGTTCTTTATTTAAAATTTCTTCTATTCTGTCGTAGTCATAATACCATATTTCTAATAATTTATATCCATTTACTTCAGCATAATCACGCTTGCGTTTGTCGTGTTCTTCTGCCCAACGTCTTGCTCTTGCAGCAGGGTCTTCAATTGTATAACTATCAGGTTTGCTTTGAATAGAATAACTACCTGTTTTGCGGATTGCAGGAAGTACATCTGACGTAACCCAACGTTTGAACTTCTTTGCAGTTGGCAGTTTACTTGAAAGGATAAGACTATAGAGACCTGATTCGTTAATAATAATAGATTCCTTATCTTGATTACCATCAAAAATCATAACCTTTTCTCTGTCGTCTTCATCTACGTGACGATTTATATCTCGACTACCGTTTTGGTATCCGAGAATATCAGTTACATCTTTACCCACAAAATAGGGTTTACCGTTGATTTCAAGTGTCCTTACAGAACCAAATTCTTCATTCTCAAAAATCTTAATTTCATTTGACATAATTCATTTCTCCTTCTTGTTTTGTAATTTATTTATAAACAAATAAGAGCGTGACATTTCGCCACGCCCAAAGGAGAGTAAGATTATAATTTACTCTAAATCTGCATATAGAAGAACAGTCTAAAGCAGAATTAGACCAACAGGAACATACCTTGTTATACATAAGTCTTGGAAACAGGTTTATAGTCTCTGTTTCGACTTGCAAGAAATAAATCCCACAATTATATACACAGTTGAGCCTTCGCCCTACTTCCATTGTTTTCTCCAATTTTCAGTCAACGAGACGATAAGGCTGAACTACAGGTAGCGACCCTATAGCTTCTTACCGTAGATTACTCTCAATGCTCGTGCGTGATTGGTTACACGCAGATTTCAGGAGTCATTCAGCATTTGAAATTCTTTTGCAATATGTAATATTTGCTATTACTCTTTAAAAGATTTGTTCCAATACTGCCATATCCCTACTTTAACCAGCGACTTGTCTTATAGCCTGATTTCTCAAGCATCAAAGCAAACTGTGTTATTTTGGATTACCTTAGTGACTTTGCGATTCCACTCGTTAGTATAAGGCTTATTCTCCACAGGAGCGTCTATTGCCACAGCGACAAGTTCTGTACCTTTTGAAGCAACAACTCTTAGCACCACAACTGAATTTGAGGATTTTCCTCTCGTCTTGTATACTTTCATATACAAATTTGACTTGCTTACAAAACTATCATTCCATAAACATTCATTACAATCGTGTCCCGAAAGGCTGACAACCTTTTCATCGGGGTAACTGCATATATAATTCTGAGATTTACATAAGTGTAACTTTTGTTTTTTTATCGGGGCTACAAAAGTTCATAAACCATACCCGTGGGTGTAAAACCCTATGTCTTTTAAAGTGCTGGTAAACAGCAATGTTGGGTGCGGAAGTTGGCTCTGCCCCAACGACCTACAGCCCATGAGGCTGACGAGATACTAACTTCTCCATTCCGCAATATAGACGGTAGTAAAGGGAGCAAAAACTACCGTCAATTTACTAAAAGAGTTTGAAAGACTCAACGTGGTACGGACGTGGTGTGTCCGTGTTGAGTTCATTGGTCATCAATATAATCTCGTGCAATTATATTGGTGTAATAATGGGCAGTCAGCCACTATTGCAACCGACCGCCCACAGGAGGTATTTATGAAATTAGTTAGTCTTCGATATCATAAAGAACAGTGTTGCAACCGTCTTCGACAATATTATCATAACAAACCTTTGTTACACCAGCAGATACAAATGTAACATCTGTTGCATCATTACAAAATGTTAAATAATCATCTTTATCTATCCTATACACCTTTTCTACAAACAACGAATCATCGTCAAGGTGACTAAGTGATATGTTGTATTCATAGCCATACCCGTACATCTCAGGCAGACCAAAATCAACGCAATACAGCTTAAACTTGCCTGTAATAATAAGTGCAACAAGCACATCATTTACTTCTTCCCAAGGGAGAACAATATCTACATTAGCACCGTCATTGTATTCTTCGATGACACTTGAAATAAGTTCTTCAAGGGAAACAAAAGTGTATTCACGATTACGAGAAAATTTACCCATTATGTATTATTCCTCCAGATTCTTGAATTTAGAAGAAATCTTAATCTTTACAACCTTCTTAGGTGCAATGTCGATAGTCTCGCCAGTCTTGGGGTTGCGACCTTTCTTAGCAGGAACATTAACAACTTCGGACTTAATAAATCCACGAAGGTCAACACCGCCACTCTCTACTGTTATTTCTTTAAATGCACTTTCAAAACGTTCAATCTCAGCTCTCGCCTGTGTCATAGGGATAGAATGAAGTTCTGCATACTTTCTAATAAAACTATTTAATGTTTCCATATTTATTTAAATTTCCTTTCAATCAATTTAATTTTAATGTGTATTCACAAACTTTTCCTTTAGTCTGCTCAAATACTAATAACTTAGCAGAAGCATTAGCTGTTTTACGCAAAGATAACGAATAACTATCAACTCCGATAATAGAGCCAACATTTATTACTTCACTATTAACACCAATTTCTTCTGTTTTGTTATGATGTAAATGTCCTGCTAACAAATACTGAATAGGAACATTATAAATTCTTGAAAACTCATCAATAGCAGTTTTCATATTTTTTACTTCGCCGTGTATTCCTAAAACAGTATTACAAGCCAATTGTGCATAAATAAACCCTGTTGGATTTTCAATATAAGTAAAATTAGGATTATCTTTAAGACGAGTTTTGATAAATTCTGTTACAACTTTACCCATATTATCTTCTGTAAAAGTACCCTTTGGCTGACCAATCATACGAAGTTCTGAATGATTGCCGTTTGTTGACTGATACTTAACCCTAACAAATTTAGTCAGTTCATTTAGCCAATTAGCAATAAAATCAGCATACTTAATTGTTCCGTCAACAACACCGTACCTAAGTTTCATTAACTGTGAAACTCTTAATATACCATCATTTAAATCACCCATATTAAATGCGTTAAGCGTATCAATATTTTCTTTTTGAACTATTTCTACTGTCTGATGAAATAAATCCCACATTCTTTCTTCAAAGATTTCAGGACTATATGCGTTAATAATATCACCAAATAATCCTTTAAGTTCATATTCTACGCCAAAATGTTCATCACCATAAACAAGTGCATAAGCACGAGTATTATGTACAGGTGTAATATATTCAGGAATATCCAAAGGTACAAGAGAATTGACAGCATCACAAATTTTTTCAGTGATTAACTCATCTCTTGCTTCTTCTCTTAACCAACGGTTATATTCCAATTTTTCAGTTTGTAGTTTAACTCTTTCTTTGGCAAGCTCTCTACGCTGTTCTGCAATATCGTCAAGTATTGCTTTATCATTAGAAAATTTAGATTGGTTTGAAGCAAACATCTTATCAAATGCCTGTCTCTGTTTACGGAATTTCGACTCCGTATATTCAGTTCCGAGTAATTCATTAAGAATATCAGCTACTCCTTGCCAAGAACCTATTTTATCCTTTTCGCCTGTAATTCTATAGATAAGTTCTTCGTCAGTTTCGCCTTCAAATCTTTTGTATTTAGTCATTATTCCTCCGTAACAGTATGTACATCATCATCTACACCGATAGAAAGCGATATACCTTCCTGACCTATAAAACTATCAACTACAGCACTCAGGTCATAACAGGTTTAATATCTACGATGGGATTACCCATTTTAAGTAGATTTCTTGCTACAAATGGGGTAAAAATACATTTTGTTTGCACTTGTATTTACTCCTTTATAATCTATCAGCTAATTCGCCAATTTCACTACGATAATTATTCTTTAACTTTACACAACCAAAACTCTTATATCCCTTAAATACTTCAATCATCTTTAATAGACCAACTTCTCTATTATTATCGTGCTGTTCAATAATATCACCTTCAATAATTATTTTTGCCCCAGCTTTACATCTTTGAATGATAGTCTTTAAAGTATATGTATCAAGGTTCTGACCCTCTGTCACGAAACAAATCTCGTCAGAAGATATTTCATAACCCCTTATATTAGCAGTAGGTATAATTTCTATCATACCAGAAGCCATAAGTCTTTCGACCTCTGACATATCACCAAACTTACTACTAAGGATATTGCCTATTGCACCCTGAGTAATAATTTTCTCATTAAGAGTGCCCGGAGTAAAGCCAAGAGTTTTTGCACCTTTTAGTGTTTCAAAATCATATATAATTACACACTTTTTATATTTTTGGTTTTCAACGTTACTCATTATATATGAAAGAGGAATAGTTGTTTTACCACTACCACTTCTGCCGTATAAAACTGTAATATCATTGGTAACAATACTGTCAAAGGCACAACGTTGAATTTCATCTAACGGTTTTACATTACTAAAAGCCCTTGATTTAAATGGTTTAGTATTTAATGTAGCGTATTTCTCACCAGTCCACTTTACTACATCACAAAAATTGCCGTCACTATCGTTGATAATTACATATTCATTAACAAGACAGCCAAAAATATTCTCGCAATTATCTTTACTATAAACCTGCGATAATTCTTCGTCAGTAGGCTGAACTACTCTAAATCCCTTGTAAACATCGTCATTTTTTAACTTTAATTCTTCAACATTCAACCCAAAATACTTCTCAGCAATCAAACTGCACAACACATCATGCGTTACGAATACAATAGGATTTTCCTGTGAATATCTCCAAGCCGAAGCAATAATTAAATTATCATTAGTAATTTCAAGACCAAGCTCTTCAATCTTATCATAATCAGACTTCTGAACAACAATAATTTCAGGTTTCTGTTCACGAATTGCTCTGACGGCAACACGAGCCTTATATTTAATATCATTGTCCTTATGAGAACTACTCTTGATATTCTCCAACTCTTCAAGAGTTTTTGAACTGATTATAACGTTTGAAATATCTGTGCAGTCTGAGATGATAGCGTTGGTATCATAAAAACGAATTGCCATATTATAATACCTCGTCAAGACTATCTATAATCTTATCGCACATTCCATATTCTACAGCTTCCTGTGCAGAAATAAACCACTCGGTAGTAATCCTTTCATCAAGAACTTCTTCTGGTATTTTAGTATTATCTTTAAGATATATTCCTAATTCTTCAATCTTACGCTGATATTCCATAACAGCAGCCACTACCTGTGCATAAGTACCGCTAAATCCATCACCTTCGCCTTGGTGAATAAGAAATGTTGCGTTAGGAAAAGCAAATCTCTTGTGACAAGCAAGATATATGAAACAGCCTGCGGAACAAGCCTGACCTACATTTATTCCATATATGGGTGTCTTAGATAACTTGATAGTATCTATCAAAGCATTATTTATATCCAGTGAGCCTCCGTATGAGAAGAACATAAGACGAATTGGTTTTCTCTGTTCAATAGGAATATCCTTATCATCTCTATTCCATTCGATAATCTTTCTTGAAAATTCCAACCAATAATCATTTACATCGCTATCTAACCACAGGACTCTATTTTCAAGATTGCGATAATAAGTTATCAACTCAGGCGATGGAAGCTGAAGATTTTCAACTTCCTGTGGAATAGCAATACGAATTTCATTTTCCATAAATAAATATTTCCTTTTCATATAAGTTAGTGCCTACGCACCCCTGTTTACTTAGAAACAGGATATTCTTCGATAATCTTCTCAGATTTCTTATACTCTGAGAGAAGTTTTGACACGGCTGTACTATCCTCGACATAATACTTGCCCCGTTTCGATGTATGCCCACTCATAGTTTTCACGATACAAACCTTCGGGTCATTTTCTCTGATAAACATAGCTGTGTCTTTGGTAATTTCAACCACTTTAATTTTTCTCCTTAAATTTCTGTAATTTTGCACATTGACTTTACAAGTCCTGTGCGATATGATATATTGGGAGATTATATTCTCTCCATATACGGAAATTTGGGCTATATGCCACAAACCGCATAACAAAGCCATTTGTAGTATTTCATAAAATATAATTTCGTTATAAAAATCGTAAATTTTTGCAAGTTTTTCAATAAAAAAGGTGAGAAGTTTGTGCTTTGCTTCTCACCATAAAAATTATTTTAAACTAAATCTTAAATCATATAATTCAATATTACCATTATTACACTCGTATAATTCATTTATTTTTCCCTGATTATCTACAATCATTTTAAAAAACGTTTTATTTGGAGTGCCAAATAAGGTTAAAAATATTCTACGCTTAACATCTCTATTTTCTTTTTTATCTAATGCTGTTAATAATAAATACATTGTTGCATCGCAAACTGACATATCATTTATGTATTCAATACACTCTTGTTTAATCTCTGATGCAATAAATTTTATATCTTGTTTTTCTTCTTTTGTTTTTTTATCATAATCCTTATATAACTCTTTTAGTTTTTTATTGGTATCACGCACTATTGAAATAATTCTATCCTTTTGAGCATAATAATATCCCTGTCTGTTGGGAACATTAATATTTTTTATAATACTTGAAAATGGCATTATATCTTCTTTATTTTCCCTTGACTGATAAAAATTAAATTTAGAAACTCTTTTCTGAAGATAGTCCATAGGTGTATCAAAATATTTATATAAATGTCGTTCACTTATATCATAACCATTTTCTATGGTAATCATCTTAAAGAACATCGGCTTTACTACTTTTTCAGTAGTTTCACCATTCTTATCCTTAACCAATTTAGTAATTTTATATTTCTCTTTTATTTGGTTTAACTCCTTGCAAACATCTACTTCATATTCCTTTTTTGCCTTATCAATTTCAATTCCAGAGAGAACCGCAAGTTTGCATATATCATAATACAGTTCTGCATTATCTTCAAAAGTTTCACCATTGTGAATATGTTGCCAGAATAAGCTATTAAGTTGTTGTGACAGATTAATGTCTTCTCCAATCTTATTAACACTTGTCTTAACGTCAAGGTCTGCCTTCTGCTCGTTGGTATAATAGCGTTTAATTTTCTTTGCTGATACGAAACAGGTAGGAACTTTAAATTTATCATAATTTTTCTGAGCTGCTTTTATGAACATTTGATTGTCTGTTAATAGAATGGAGTCGGAATCATAATCACCAATTATACCCTCGATTTCCCGATACTTTAACACTAATTTAATAGTGGGTTTAGACTATTTCATCACCCTATGTCATTTCATAGGTTTAGTGGATTTCTCCGTGTCTGGCACTTCGATTTAAGGGGTTTTCTCCCACTGAGAGTTTCACTCAGCCCTACTCCTATTGCGGGATTTCACCGCCAAGGGATAGTCGTTACACCTTCCTCTTATGAGGCTTGGCACGGCATTGTCATAGAAATTAATTCACAATCAAAGTCTTTCAAATGTACATCCTAAATATTTTTTGTTATTTTTAATGGCGTTAGTTATATTACTTCTGATTGAGTTGACCTTTCCGTTTGTATAACCATTAACAATTAAATATTCAGCAGTTTCTCCGATAAAGTTAAAATCTTTTATAACATCATTGTTTATCATTCTAATTTTAACACATCGTCCATTTTGTTCCCTTGGTCTGCTGTTATTAATTTTAGCCAATGTAGGATTATTTTTATATTTTATCTTTAATGTGTCATTTTTATAGTTAGGATTATCACAACCCGATTTGGTTTTATAATGTCCTAACTGTTTACTATACTCCACATTTTGTTGGTGTGTACACCACTCTAAATTATCAACTTGATTATTTTTTCTATTACAATCTTTATGATTTACTTCAGGATAATTATTAGGATTATCAATAAAATGTCTTGCAACCAAAATATGTATCGCAATAGATTTAGATTTCTTATTAACATTCAATTTTGCAATATAATAACCATCAACGCTTTCTCGTTTGTTCATGATTCTTTCTTTTCTATATTGTAAAATACCATTTCCTTTATCTATAACTCGTTCAAGACTTTTTACATTTCCTAAATTACTTATTTGATAAAAACCTTCATATCCTTGTATATCTTTCCATATTTCTGTCATTTAATTTCACCTCATTTTAATAGGTGAATTAATTTCCTTAGATTTTTGCCGTTAGCCTTATTTAAAATAAGACACCCTGTATTTACAGGTTCACCAAATTTTCATTATTGTATTACTACAATAAGGGGCATGATGTTTACCCGTTAAGTCTCTGCTGGATATTTTCTTCAATAGCATTTACATAAACTACTTCATTAGATAAATCAAAATACTCATCAATTTCATCAGAAGCCACGTTATTAACCAATAGAACATTACCTGAACAAACGTGAGGACTGCGAGAGCCTAAAATAATTTTATCGTATTCAAACCTCTTACTATGTATATTGCCTTTACCAATAATACTCTTGCCTTCAAAAGTTCCGATACTTTGCTGAAGCATTTCATAACCATTGCCTAAAAGGGTAGAGTAGTTACCATTAACAAGAATATGTCCTTTTTTTAGTTCTCTTATTAACGACTTAACTAAATCATTTCTAAAGTCATAGTATAATTGAGTTTTAGCAAAATTAGCATTCATACCAAGCAATTTAAATATGATTTCATTCTTAGAATTAAGAGGGGTAATATCCATTTCTTCATAAGGATAATTAATATGATACCTTAATACGGCAGGGTCACTTCTAACTTTGGTAATATAATCAAGAGATGGCTCTAATAAATCGTTTACTTCTTTTTCTGAAATTTGCAGAGTATTAAGAAGCTGATAATGACAAGACACTTTTCTTCCATCAAAGTAATGCGTAGGTTTCTCGTGTTTTACTATACCAAATGTTGGTTCTAAAATATCAAACCACTTCTGCAAAGTACCAAACTTTACATATTTAATACTACTTGGCGTTGTTATTACTTTTATATCCGATATATTTTTTGCTACTGTAAATCCATTAAGTTGAGATATTTCAGTAATATTATTATCTGCAAACCATTTCTGTATCTTTGTTTTAAAACAAGCTGATTTAAACATTCTCTGTCTAAGTAGGAGCATAGAATACTGTTTATACTGTTCTGGGAAGCAACTTTCATCAAGAAGCGTTTCACCATCAAATATAGAATTTGTAATCTGAAAGTCTTGTTCTTTAGCAATCAACTGTCCGTTTTCAAACTGTACACCAACAACAGTATCGGTAAATGTAGATTCATAATCGTCTACTACAAGAAAATTCTCAGGTTTTAATTCCAATGTATCTATAATACTACTTGATGTTAATGATATGTATGCTTCTAAGGCAGCAAGGTCGATTTCACAGCCTTCTTTAAGCGATAAGCCACAGGTTTCCCACTTGTGCATACGCTTATATAATGCTTCATTGATAAATAAACATTTGCCAACTCTACTACTACCAGAACTTCTTTTCCATCTTATGTATTTAATACCATCACATATAAATCCGTTTTCGTATAGATATTCTCGTAATTCAGACTTCGTTTTTATTGTATCGAATTTATCATTAGACTTATACACTCCATCTACAAATTCAAAATATTGTCCAAGATATTTTGATTCACAAGGTTTATCAACAAGCGTATTAGTTTCAATCGCAATAAGAACATCATCTTGAATACAAATATGGTCTTGTAACTGAATATCTCTCCACTGATAACCATTACGAATATATTCACCATTACCAACTTTGTTATATTCCTTCTGTGCATATTTAAACTTAACATTGATAACGTGCTGAGTGTAATCGTGTCTGCCGTTACTAAAAGTAAAATCGTGTCTCCTGAATACCTTTTCATAAATTTCCCTTAACTTAATTAAATCAAGTGAATAATCAAGAGTATTGATAAATAATTTTGTATTGATTGATTTATCATCTTTACGAATCGCATATCCAGTAGGATTATCATATTTTAAATTATTTGAGTTATATAAATCTTTGGCTTCAATACTAAGAATTTTTGTAGATTTAACTTTATTATCCATTTAAAATTCTCTCCTTTACTTTATTTCGTAATGTCGCTATTAACATCTCTTCTACTATTTCATACATTTCTTTATCTGTTTGATATTTACACAAACATACACCACTATTTTTAGAATAAGATTGCTGAACATATAATTGATGTGACTGATATTTAATAAAGAATCGAATACAAAAATCGGTATGTTTTTTATCAGATATACTATGAACATCAAAACGATATATTGGTTCTAATCTTTTATTTTCTCTATAGGCATCGCCACCGTTAAATAAAGTAGAAACATAAATATTACGAGATTGTATTTTCCCATCTCTTTTCTCTATTTTCTTTATTTAATAAGAAAATATCAACATCAACATTTCAGACACTAATTTATCGTCCAAAACATTACATCTCAATATTTTCTTTATTTGTATGATGAATTTTACCCAAAACTACTATAT